CTATAAGAAAGCAAATAGTTTGAGATTTTAAGCACATTAATTAAAACCGTTTAAGTTATTGATATTTAATAGTTTAATAAAACTACTCATTGCACTTAGTTTGAGATGTATTTTACACTTTAAGCAATTTATTGCATTTAGTTTGAGATTTTTAATAATGCTGTTAAATTACTTAAATAAGTGTTTAAATACCATTTAATACTACTTATAACGCTGAATCTTAATGTAAAGATTATTCTTGTAATTTATCTTGTATATTGCTCTTAATGTTACTACTGATAGTATTAATAGTATTATTAATAGTTAACCAGCTTGTTAGTATGCTGTCAATCATTGGTGTAGCTTCTGGGAGTTGGCGCATCTTTTCTATTATATTTAATTCTTGTAATGTAACAAATATGCTTATTGTGCCGCCTGTGTTGTTATAATACTGCTGTGGTTCTTGCACAATAGGCGCTTTTTCTCGCGTAAATGTTCTTGGTTTAATATCTCCTTCGCCAGTGGTTAGCCAGGTTATTGTATCCTTAAAATCATACCCTTGCTGCACGCATTTATCGGCTATAATCTGCAGGTTTTCAATACTTGGTTTAATCTTTCCAATTTCGTATTCGTATATTGTTTGACGAGATTTTAATCCGAGTAAGTCAGCTAATTCCCCTTGTGTATAACGTAATACAGTCTCTCTTATGTATTTAATTCTATCATTTAATTCCATATATAATCATCCTCCGTTGGTTTACGTTAGCGTAAATTAAAAAATTACTTTAATGAAAGTTTGTAAGTATGTGTAAGAACAACAGCTTACATATATTATTAAAAATAATTAGCGTAAAGCATAAAATAATACTTGCATTTATGAAATTATTACTATAATTTAGTAATGTATTTATTAACATTATTGCAAGGTCAATCTATGAAAATACCTAAATCGATTAATATCAAAATACTTAACAAATCCGAAATAGCCAGACAGCTCGGAATCAGTCAGCCGTATGTAAGCCTGATTCTCAACGGGCATAAAAAAAGCAGAAAGTACGAGGCATTGATACTTGAAGTTATTAGAAAGAACATCAAAAACGCTGCCTGACTATGAATTATTTACAAACGAAATGTAGCATGCCAAAATTTTATAATCCATTAAAAAAAACGGGAGTGTTTTTAATGAAATCCACAGGCACATTAAAAGATTATATTTACGAAACTATTCACCGGAACAGTAAAAACATAAAGATATTGGCTGATGAATTAGGGATAAGTGAAAACCTACTATATAAGTATGGTTATGACGGGGATAATGGTACAGACTTACCTTTAGGCAGGTTAATACCGCTAATGAAGGTAACAGAGAATTACACAATTTTGCAGCATATAGCCCACTTGTGCGGGTTTGTTTGTGTTAAACTGCCGAAATTTAAGGCAGTAAAAGGTGAAACATTTGAGATAATTAACGGCTATCAGGAATCTACAACAAAATGTATCCGCGAAATGAAGAAGTTTTTTGACCAGCCTTCAGAAGACACATTAAAAAACGTAAACGATGCGCTGAAAGAAGTAATACAGCTTTCAGTTAGCAATAGCCATTATTGCGATAAAATGCATAAAGCTCAATACGATATGGAGCTATGATATGAAATGGCTTACAACTAAAGAGGGAGCTGAATTATTAGGAGTGAGTAAACAGGCTTTTTGTACAAAACTTAAAAAAGTGTCTGCTACTATTAAAGAAATACCACACGCTGGTAAACCTCAAATACGAATATCTTTACAATCAGTTATCGAGATGATGTCAACAGCGCAAAGAGCCGCTTATTTCAGCGACCCGGAAAAGGTAATTGACGGGCAAACAGACCATTTAATTTTAAGTGAAGCTCCTGATTATCAGTCGGCTAAGGCTAAAAAGTACCTTGCAATATTTAAATTATGCGAAGGTAAACGCGGAGATGAATGCCGTGCCATCATTAACGAGTGGAACCAGAGAAATCCAGGAAATACTACAAGTTACCAAAGTTACCGCCGGGAGCTGGAAAGATTCAACAACGAGGGAATACAGGGTATTTTAGGCAAGTACGGTAAACGATCAGGAAGCACTATTATTAATAAAGATGATTTTGAAGTATTTCAGAGCCTATATTTAAAAGAAAGCAGACCATCAATTGAAAGCTGCTGGAAAGCAGTTTTGGGAACATCAATTAAACGAAATTATGGTGAAATACCTGAAAATTTCCCATCTGCAACATCGTTTTTCCGCCTGTTAAAAAAATCAGTGTCCGAAAGAACAATAAACACGCTCCGGTTTGGCTATCAAAGCAGTAAAAGGAATTACGACAGCTACTGCGACCGTGATTTTACAGCTATTGCAGCCGGTTCTTTGTGGGAAAGTGATCATATGCAGATTGATACGCTTTGCAGTGAAAAGCTGCCAAAGGAATTACAGGCGCAAGTTGACCAAATGACCCGTAAAATGCGGGCTTTAATTGATAAACCTTTCCGTCCCTGGCTAACAGCCTGGAAGGACGTAAAAACCGGAAGAATATTAAGCTGGCTTCTTCATCCCGAAGCTCCTAATTCAGATCATATCTTTGAAACATTTTATATGGCTGTTTTAGAAGTCGGTTTACCTGAAGCTATATATATAGATAACGGAAAAGATTACAGATGCCTTGATTTTGCCGGCGGAGTGAAATACCACAAAGTAAATGTTGATGAAATACAGGTTCGCTCTTTAACGGCATTATTAAATATTACGGTCCATTTCAGCAAGCCGTACAACGGTCAGAGCAAAACGATTGAGCGTACATTCCGCGACCATCACGCCTGGTTTGAAAAGCATTTACCAGGATATACAGCAAGCAAGCAACCCGACAGACCCGAAAAAACACTAAAAGAAGTTAAAAACAAGCAATTACTTGATTATGATGAACTTAGCCGCCTGTTGGATATATTCATCCCGGATGTGCTTAATTCGTTTGAATCGAAAGGGAAAAACCTGCGCGGACGTTCGAGAAATCAGGCTTGGAGCGAAGAATATACAGGCTCGAACCGCGGAATTACACCGGATGCAATGAAACTGTTTTGTATGCGCTCAAGCAAGGACTTTTCAATCGGCAGAAACGGAATTTGTTTCAACCAGAAGCATAATTTACACTATTGGGCTGACTGGATGATTCCGCTTAAACAAGCTAAAAACGGCAATAAACGGATGTTTTATATCCGCAGGGACCCGAAACAGTACCAGTACGCGTGGGTATTTGATGCAAAAACAAACGAATATGTTGGTAAAGCCGTATTAAACGCCTGGAAAACTGCGGCAATTGCAACCAGTGACCTGGACAAAAGACAGCTTGAACAGGCACTACGAACACAAAAAACCGAAAGAAATATTGATGCAGCTTTTATTCCTGATCAGATACTTACTCCGCGCGAAATTGTTGAAAATATGGCTGCCGGAATAGCTGCAAAAACCGTACACGTTGAAGAGGCAAAAGAAAAAGTAATTCATCTTTTCGCTAAAACAGCGATGGATGAAGTGCTGCAGAAGGAAGCTGAAATGCAGAAAACAGGAACATACGGACTTGACAGTTACCGGATTCCGCAGAAAACAAGCGGTAAAAAGATATTTTTATTAGAAACAGAAAGATTAGAATACGAGAAAAATAAAGAAGGATAGCAGAGGGCTATCCTTCCGGATCACAATAAACCAACGGAGGTAAATTATGACTTCAATATCAGTACAAGAACAGTTAAAACAGTATATGGAAGATAAGAAATGTTCGTTAAATTCCATAGCAAAAAGCACACAGTACACATCGGCAGTATTAAGCCAGTGGATGAATGGAAAGTATCCCGGAGACAACAAAGCCGTGGATAAAGCTATATTAAACTTTCTTTCGGTTGAAGAAAACCGGAAACAGGATGAAAAATTTAATGCCGAAATTCCATTTATAGAGCACGTTAATTTCCGTTTATTTAACGAAGTGGCCAGTATTTGCCATCAAAATTGCGAAATAGGTTTGATTACCGGCGAACCTGGCGAAGGTAAATCTACAAGCGGGCGTAAGTATGCTGAAATGCACCCCGATACTGTATACATAGAAGTGCACAGAGCCTTTACAACAAAATCTTTATTCCGTGAAATTTATGAGATATTAGGCGGAAATATAACTAAGCCTACAGGAATTTATGATTTAGTAGAAGATTTAATTGCGCGCTTAAAAGGTTCAAAAAGACTTATTATAATTGACCAGGCCGAATATCTGCCTGAAAGAGCTTTAGACTTAGTGCGCACCATTCACGATAGTTGTGTTGTTAACGGGAAAAGCACGATAGGAATACTTCTTACAGGTTTGCCGCGCCTTTATGAAAATATTAAAGGCTATAATAATCAGTTTGCACAACTTTACCAGCGTATATCGTGGTACAAAAAGCTTGGTGTAAGAAAATCAATTACATACACTCACGGAATCAGCCAGGGCGATGTTGTTGATTTTGTTCAATCTGTATTTCCGCGCGCAAATGGAGAATGTTCTAAACTGGGTGAATTGAGCAAGTTTAATCCGCGTGTATTGGTCCGCCTTATTGAACGATGCCACAGGATTTGTATTACAAACAACATTGCTTTATCAAATGAAGTAATTGATGAAGCAGCAAAATCAATTATCCTTTGAGGAAAAAAATGGGAAAGAATATTCATTTATCATTGAAATACCCTGCAGTAACATTCGGCGATGTAGTTCGCGAAATAAAAACAAGATACCCGGATTACAACATAGTTGAAGGGGCGCAGGAATATCAAAAACTAATGAGTGTAGTGCTTAAACATAAGTCGCTATCAATAGAAAAAAGAAGTGAGGTTTGCGCTAAAACATACCTGTCGTTAATAATTACCGAAGCTTTAACTGTAACGGCGTTGAACTGATGGAAGCCATTGAAATACTAATGAAGCTGGATAAGAAAGTGCTGGTTATGCTGTGCTTAAAACTGCTTGCAACCCATAACCAGTGGAATATGAAGGATTTATTAAAAGAATTAAAACAATTAGGTGAAGAATGAAGAATTTAAGAATAATGATTGATACGGCTGGAAGATATACAACCGTTCAAGTTAGATACGGCACTAAAGCAGCCGTGACCTGCAAGGAGTGGAAAGGTAAAGTCGGGTTCCCTTTTGCAACAATAGCGAAATGCATTTACAAACTAATAAAAACAAGAGGTTGATATGAAAAACTGGATAGACGAAACCGGGCGCGAAATACCGGAAAACAGGATTACAAAGCTGGAAAAGAAGAAAGAAAAGGTTTCTTCAAAGATAGTTAAAGAAGCATTAAGTGCTAATAAAATGCTTGAATCAATTAAATCATATGTGTTGGATAAATCGGCAGAGATATTTGAAACCGCCATTGCCGAAAAGGACGTAAAAAAGGATAACCACAAAGGCAATTTTACATGGTACAATTTCGATAGATCGATTAAAATTGAAGTGAATATTTCGGAGCCTGTAAAGTTTGAAGATGAATTGATATTCGCTGCTAAAAGCAAGCTGTTTGACTTCCTGAAGGAAAAGACAGAAACAGTTGAACAGTTTGTACGCGACATAATTATTGATGCTTTCGAAACCAAAAACGGACAGCTTGATGTAAAGCGCATTATATCGTTAACAAAGTACCGCGACCGGGTAAATGACAATCGTTTTCACGAAGCTTGCGATTTAATTATGCAGGCGCAGCGCAGACCATCAACGAAGAAGTACTTCAAGATATACGTCCGCGATGAAGAAGGCGAGTATAATCACATTGAATTAAATATTTCAGCAATATAACCTCACCCCTACCCCTCTCCTTGCCAAGGAGAGGGATTTGGAGAGGAAAGGAGATAAAATGTTAATAGAAGAATTAAAGGAAGCCAGAAGGATGTTGAAAGCGGCGATAACCGAATTAAACTGTGTAAAACACAGGCATTATCCCGTTTTAATGGATAAGGATATGCTAAATAAAATAGCACAGGTTGACCAGCAGCTTGCAATTGCAAATATCCAATTGAAACAAATAACAGAAGTTCTGGAGGCTTAATGGCACGAAAAGACCAAATTATAAAGATTAAAGTTGCACAATCGCAGCTGAAGTTGAATGATGAAGATTATCATTCAATCCTTTCGGGGTTCGGCGTTGCATCGTGCACTGAATTGAATGATAAACAAGCCGATAAACTGATTGAAACATTTATTGAAATGGGCTGGCAGATGAAAGCGAACCCTAAAAAGCAGACTGAAAAGGAAACTAATTTCGGGACCGGCAGCAGTAAATATAACAGTCTCGGGAACAGGAAGAATTTTGCATCACCTTCCAAATTACGCCTGATTGAAAAGCTATGGAGATTAAACAGCCGCTTAAAAGATGATGATTCACTTCGTTCTTTTATCAAACGGTTAACCGGCAGGGATGACATTACCTGGCTAAACCACAGTCAGGCTAAAGCAGTAATTACAGCAATACAAAACCTTAACGGCAATGAGGTAAAGAATGCAGTGTCCTAAATGCGGGCGCGATTATAACAACACACAGCCGGGAGTCCCGCACGGTAATTTCACCAAGCAAAACAACCACGATCACAGACCATTCAGGCAGTTTGGGTATTCTTGCGGATACCCGGATTGCGGCTTTCACGCAACAGTCTTTAGCATTCCCGTTGATGTAGCATTTAACCAGACAGGAAGGACATACGAGGAATTAGATAGGATTGTATTAAAGTTTAGAAATGAGATAGAAGAATTTTATAAGAAACGGAAGAATATAATGTTAAATAAAAGTATGGATATGTTTAGTGAATGAGCGCGAGAAAATAGAGCTCCTTAAAAAGGAAGCCGCCGAATTGTTTGCAAAAGATGCAGACCGTTACCGTTGGGCAATAATGAGGGAAATCGATTATTTACAGCGCAAATACGGCACGGTTAATATTAATAACTTCCCGAATATCATTCTGAATATGTTTGACGTACCGCGCAGCGCGAAGAATGAAATTATCCGCGATTTGAAAGAAGTTCAATCGCAAATAAATCCGGTTTGGATGGAATACTTCAAAATGATGACAACAAGCGATATGCCCGATTATTTTGAGCGGCTGTCATCATTTTACAGCATTGATTTCCGGAAACTGGATAAACAGGTTAAAGATACCATTTTGCGCGCCACGGCGGAGGCTGTGCGATTAAAACAGGGTTATCCTGTATTAAGGCAGAATTTAATTAACAGCGGCTTGCAAGGGCATAATCTAAACACACTTGCAAATACCGCCATTGCGCAGTTTGATAATGCTACTCATACAAACTATGCAAAAGAAGCAGGGATATTTAAATTTAAGTACGACGGTGTTCTACATAAAAATACCAGGGATTTTTGCAGGCTGCATTTACATAAAATATACACATTAGAGCAATTAAAAAAAATGGATAACAGGCAGGGTCTGCCGGTTGAAACGAGTCTTGGCGGATACAACTGCACACATTATTTAACAGCAATAGTAAACTAATAAACCAACGGAGGTTATTATGAAGTTTAATGCATCGGGAAAACCTGTGAAGTGCGACAGGTGCGGAAAAATAACACAATTTACCGGAAACTATTATAAAATTCCGCGCGGATCGTTCCTCGAGCCGATTAAATATAGCGATTATGCAACACGCTGCTCGGAATGCTACAACAGGGCTTGCGAAAAGGCAGTGATTACAAGGAATGAACCGGTTGAACAATTAACATTATTCGGGGTGTAAAATGTTTGAGAATAAGATATTAAATGAAGTTTGGCGCGAAGTGGAAAAAAGCCACTATCTTCTCAAAGGTGTTAAGGAAGAAGTGAGAGTTATACTCGATTACGTTAATATGTTAAATCCGCTGCCGGAAGAAAAGCACCTTGGAAAAAGGATAATAATTACAGATGAAATAATGAGGATTATTGCCGTGCGGATTGATCCGGCATTTTACGATGTAGAGCTTGACAGAGCGGACAAAGAGAAAAAGGAGTTTTTACGAAAACTTAAACTGATATTGGAAGACATCTTTGAAAAACCGGATGTTGATAAAGAGGCAGTTCTTAACAATGCGCTAAAAGAGATGAATAAATCTATTAACGCCTTTGAAGATGTTGTTAACCGTATGAAATACGAAATGGGTAAAATTATTTACAAAGCTGATGATCCGTGGGATGACAGAGCGGTGAATCCGGAGTTGCAAGGTGCAGGGGAAAAAGGGCAAGGCTGTTGCGTAAATTGTAAATCCGTGCCGAAACTATTAGATCAAGCACAACAGGATAAAGATTCGTTTTATCAGGGTTATAAAGAAAACGAAACAATTGGCAGCGACTTTCCGCCGCAAGAAACTGGAACTGATATTATTTCCGGGGGTTTGTTTGAAAACGAGTAGACCCGTTTCGGCAATGGTTTCTACAACAATTAAATTGTGCTGCATTTGCCATAAAAAGCCGATTGAAAGAACCCGGACGGCAATATCAATGTCCTGCAAGGAATGTAATGATATTTACAACGAAGACCTTAAAAACGGGATGAAAGAAAACAGATTAAAGGATAAATATTTTAGCAACGGAGGAATAAAGTGAAAAGCAGACTTATTGATATAATCTTTTACGCGCTTGTATCCGGCGCGCTGTTTTTAGCCCTTTGCGGCGTTGCAGCAATAATTTATAACTCATAATTAATAATTTAGAATTGATAAAATGATTCAACTCGATAACACAGATAAGTATAAAATAGGCAAGGTTTACCCCTGCAAGATATGCGGAGTAAAGTTTGTTATGATGCAAACTTCGACCGGTTCTGTTTTGCCGGTTGAACTTAACGACCAAACCTCCAACCCGCCTGAGGCGGGTACGGAGGTTTTTGATCCTAAAGTGCATCGTTCGCACTTGAAGTATTGCAAAGAGCCGCTTCTACGCGCCGAGCAGTGGAAGGAAATAGTAGAAGAAATGAAAGCGGAGTTTAGAAAAAATAAATTACAGCAAATTAAATTATTTAGTAAATAAGGAAGAGTAAGAAGTATGAGTAAAGAAATAAACATAAACCTAAAACCAAAAAGGAAAACTGGCAGACCGCGCAAAAACGAGCCTGAAGTTGAACGCCCTGGAAGTATGCTTGAATATTACGATGAAAAGAATATAATTACTGGCTGGTGTAAAAGCTATTCACCGGCAAGATACCGTAAAGGTAAATCTATTAGTCCTTGTGTACCTGTGAGAAGCGCGCAGTTGGTTGTTGCTAAAGCCACAAGAGTAACGAGGAACGTATAACGGAATTGCAGATGAACTACCGATTACAAAATAAAAATTGGAGATATAATAAATGAAAGACAAAAAATTAGAAATGCCCGAAAGAAAAAAATGCGGTTTCTGCATAACGTCCGGGTAGGCTGCGCGTTTTGTGTGCCAGCCTCAACCGGTAGTTATGCGGTTGAAGTAAAAATTAACTAATTTTGCAGTAACCAAACAGGAGGAAGAATGAAGATTGTAGCTATTGTATTTATGCTGCTTGCGGCTTTTGAGGAAGTTACGGGCATTTACTTTTTAATTAAAGGGCAAAATTATACGCTAAATTACATTTGCGCGGCTCTTTACGCCATTGCCGGGTTTATTATGCTTGGCGTTAACAAGCTTTACCAAATTTACGAACACTTAAAAGGAGAAAAGAATGGATAACAACGAAAAATATGAAAGCGGGTTTGTTGATTTATTAAATATAATAGGCTGGATTATGTTAATTGCAAACTGTATTTATGTTGGTGTTTTATCGCAAGAAGGATTTTATTTTGTATATCTTCAATTTCCACTTTACAGTTTATCGATATTTATTCCTGCTAAAATAATTTCACTTTTACATAGAATCAGCGTTGATATTAAAGAGAAAAACAACTAACCTCACCCCTGCCCCTCTCCTTGCTTCCGTCAAAAGCCGGACAAGAAGGAGAGGGTTACTCGAACTTGTTTAATTTAATTATTGCTTTTACCGCAATATCTCCCAAGCCGCCAATTTCTTTATCCGTAAAGCCCATAAAGTTACGTATTACCCTGCTTTTTTTCCCAGCTCCCTGGTGCTGGAAATCGGCTTTGCGCTGTTCGCTTGCCGCCGGGAACCCTAACCAAACGGCATCGCTTTCATATTTTTCAATGCCAAGATTGCGCATCATTCTTCCGCTCCAGTTCATTGTAACCGGGCTGTCGGACTTCGAATTTAACTGTCTCCACTTTTTATACCCGCCGGGTAAAACAGCCATTAACTTACCGTTTTTATTTTTGTAAATCCTGTAACCTTCGTTTTTAACTGCCTGTTTGCCAAGTATTGCAACCAAAGCTCCATACGGTAAAGGCATCGGGTTTGTGCTGTATTCGCTTCCTCCGGTGCTTCCTTGCAGATAAACGCCCTGCTGTACTCTGCTGCGAATATCCGCAATGCCTTTAAGCGCCATTGTGGTGTAAACAATGCGGTCAATGGTTTTAGTAAATAATTCCGGAAAGTTAATGCTTACCTTAACAATCATATTGTTTCGTCACCTTCGGCGGGTTTCGTAAAGCCAAGTTTTTTATAAACTTCATCAACTTTTAACGGCAGTTTGTTTATCCTTTCAGGATCTGCCATCAAGTTTGTAACAATACGGCTGTTGCTTTCATAATCTTCCTGTTCCTCTTCAAGAGCTACAAGCTCAAAAAAGTCATTTCGCGGCTCGCCGTAATTAAGCAGGTGGTCATTGCGGAGATACTGCGAACTTATTATTTCCGCTATCTTTTGAGCATTTTTAAGCGCGATACGATAATCAACATCGCTGTGTTCGCGGGCGGCTGCAAAACTGCCTCCCTTTACTTCCGTGGTCAAGTTTTGACCGTGCAAAGCAATTGCCATTTCAGTGTTTACAGCTTCAATAAACTTATTGAAACTATCTGTTGAATCGGAGCGCAAAGCTTCATCGTACAAAATTTTAACATAATCCGGGAAGACTGCAACGGCATCGCTGCGAAGTTTTTCAACCATACTAATCAATTTAGCTCTGTCGGCATCGTCAATTCCCTGCGGATGTGTTGCATACGTTCCGGGAACTCCGTGCCGTTTGTTATTATCGCGCCAATCCCACCGGGTATGATATTTTAAATAGCTTAAAAGCATAATGCCGCGTAAATGCCCGCCGATGTATCCTTTGCGGTTTTTATGCGGGTTATTGATTGTAATTATGTGAACCTCTTTATCCAGTTCCTCGCGTTGGTAGCCGGTTGAAATTGACGTTAAGAAATCAGCGTTTCCGGAAAGAGGATTATAATCAAGCTCAGTTAAATCGTAAGTGTATTTATCAACAACCATTGTTCCAAGGCTCGTGTTATCGTAAACTAAGCCCACGGCGGAAATACCGTATAAAATACCGTCAATTACGTCGTCAAAAACAGAATGCATCCGTGCGCGGCGGAAACGTGCAATAGTTTCTTCAAGCCGTTTCTCTTCCTCCGGAGTAATTTTGAATTCCACAGGGAGCTGTATCTTCCACTTGAACTGGTTAATTGCAAGCTTGTAAGTCTGGATTAACCCGGCTAAATAAGTATCCGCTTCGGGCAAACGCTGCAAAGCCGACATTAACGGGCGCACATCCCTGAGTTTCAAGTCGATGTTATTCGATTTGCGTAAATATATACCTATCTGTTCCATTGAAGGAAGCAGTTTGTCCTTTAAGTGAGGATTATTGTACATGGTAAAATCTCCTATAAACGTTTATTTAAATCGCGCGAACTGTGGCTGATTATTTCCTTGCCTGAATAATAAGCTCCTTGTCCGTACATTACCAAACTCATTTCGAAAAGCATTTCAATAGCGCAGATAAACCAGTCGGGCGCATCGTCAACCTTTCCGGCTTTCTTTCCCTTAAAACTGCAAAACTGATCCATAAAAGCCGCGCCGGTTTCGGTTTTAATAAATCCGGGCGGAAAGAATATCTGCCGGTTTTTATAAATCGATTCTGCATTTTTAATTAATGCATCTACCTTGTAGTTTTTATAATCGATATAAGGGACCGGAAACCCTGAATTTTTAGCGTAATTACGGACGTGCATACTCCAGTGGCTTTCCTGCGAAACACTGCCGTCCATACCGATGCAGTAAATTTGCTTGCCCTGTTTTGTTAAGCTTGCCCGTAAATTAAATATATCGCTCAAAAGTTCATTGCTGTCGGAATAACTTTTACAGAATAACGCCGGGATGTAAAACGCCTGTTTCGAGAACGAATATCCCATCGCACCGGCTGCGGTTGTATCTCCTTTGCCTTTCTTGGAAAGGTTTGGATCGGTATAAATAACCGACTTCAAGTCTTTCGGCATTTCATCCCATTCCTGGTAAAACTCTTCAGGGAATATATCAGCTCCGCGCCTGATTGGTTTCTGCTGGAAGTTACCAGCCCAATCGTATTTATCTTTTGGTTTCAGGAATGCTTTCATTTCCTGTTCGGTTCTTGCAGGGTAGCGGCTGTACCAAACTGATTTAGCCAAACCAGGGCGTGATGAATCCCAGGCCGGGTAAATGTAAAGTTTGAAGTATTCCGATAGAATACCCTTTTCCTGTTCAAGCCGTAAATGATTAAGAGCACAATCGATGTGAAAATTGTTACCTTCGCAAATAAGCGCGCCTTTTGCCGAAAGTGAAGTTCTCATTTCGTTAATACGGTCAATCCTTTTTTGAACGGAATCCTTTTCGAGGGAAGAAACTTCGTTTTCAAAGTCGGTAAGGATAATCAAATCGTAACGGTCAATAAGGTTTCTGGCTCCGCCTTTGGTGCTTCTTTCTTCCGAAAGAGGTTCAAGAAACGTGCCCGAAGCATTTTCACTTACATTTGTCATAATGTGATAACCTTCGGAGGTATCGCGTTTAATCCAGCGGATTTTATAATCCTGGTTAATGCGCTTGTTGGTTGTAAGGAAAACATATACGTCCATCATAAAAGCTTTAGGAGTGCGCAATGTGCCGGAACCCCAACCGATGTATTTACGCTTGCCGTGAAGCATCATCCAGATAACAATTCGTTTTAGCAGGGATGTTTTGGCGCAGTCTCTTGGTCCCATAATTATATGAGCGCATTTATCCTGTTTAAGTGAACATTCTTCAATCGTTTTATGAAAAGCTCCGTATGGCGCGTATTCCTCAAAGTTTTCGGGAGGGAAATAAATCTTATCCCACTGCTGAAAACTCGAAGCGGCTTTACTTAAACGTTTCTTCCTGGCATCTTCCGAAAGCTCGCTTTGTTTGAATCCTTTAACTTTCTGCTGCATCTCGGCAAATTCGCTTTCAAGCTGCAAATCGTTTTGTTCGGATAGTTCCCTTTTAATTTCTTCAATAAAGCTGTCGTTTATGAACAGCCCGATATTTTTTTCGGTCATAGCTTAAACACCCATTTAATAGCGTTAAATCCCTGTTTAATTTCAACGCAAACTGTTAAATCGTCTATTAGTTCGCCTGAAACCGTTCGCGCCTTAAAACGCTTTATATTGCGTTGTTTTAAAATCACTTCTTTCCCTTCAGCTTTTCGGCTTCTTCCTGGTAAATATTAAGAATCTGATCATCGGATAATTCCGGGTTTAAACGGCGCATAACATTTACAATTATTTTAGCTCCGCCTTCCTTCAGGTAACTTTCAAGTCTTTGCTGTTTTAACTTGAAATAAATGTCAGTTGCCTTTTTGGTAAGTTCAAGATGTTTTTCGATCGACATCCTGCGAATATCCATTTCGGCAAACAGACTTGTAAGTTTATGCTCGAGATAAGATTCAACGCTTGCAAACTCGCTCAAATCCGGCGGCGCGGACTGATCAACCACCGTGTTATCCGGCTCGGCATTCGCATCGGGTTTTTTATAACCCTGGCGCGGGTTGATAGTATTGTATATCTGCCAATAGCTGAATTTACCCTGGTAATGGTTTAATATTTCGCTTACCGAAAGTCCGGTATTGTACAGCGAAATAATTTCCTTTTGCCAGCGTTTGCCCATATTTAAAGCCCTGACCTTCTTTTTCTTTTCCATAATCACACCAGAGGATAGTTGTAGATGAAGTTGCATTGATAAATACTGCCCTGCTCGCTTTTACGCAGGATTAAAACCGGATTCTTATCCGTGTAAATTGTGACCGTTTTGCCGTCAACCGTCCAGCTGCCCGGAATTTGTTTCATAAGCTCGACGCTCATATCAAACGCTTCGGATTCAGCGTCAAGTATAAATTCTTTTTGCGCGGAACAAACAAGGGCTTTAACCGAAACGGGCAAACCTACAAGTTCACCGGCTTCATTATCCTCGGTTTCCGTATCGAAATCGAAGAATAAACCGATGTAAGGCGGCTGTATATTTTTAACGTTATCTTCGCTGATGCAGTCCACGGAAACACCTTTCGGGAATAACCGTTTAACCGTCCGGGTTAAAAGATGCCGTTTGATGTCCTTTAACAAAACAGATGGATTCATATTCTTTCACTCCTGTTTTCGGCATTCGCATAAAAATCGGATGTTACAGGAGCATTAAGCAGTGTTCCGGATGAATCGTAAAGCTTCAACTTCCCGGATTTGATTTCCCTGGCAAGTTCAAGAGCTTTGTTGTACATATCTTTGCGTAAACTCAATTCCTCTGCTGATAGTCCGGCATACCTTGCCGACGTTAAATACACAAAAAAGCTGTGAGCGATGAATTGCACAGTTGGGTTAGCGTTTGATATTTTAGACGGAAAAGGAATTCCGGTATGCTGATATGCCAAATCCTCCGCTTGCAGAATCGCGGAATCGTTGCCTAAAGGTTTAGGCGTTCCGGTAATCTGGTTGTTGTTGCCAAAAAAGCTTCGTAAAGTGTCCTGATCGATTATGCGCATAGAATCCTCGTTTGTTCTACCGAAAAAAAGTGAATAAAACCGTTAAATAATTATTGCATAGTCTATCCCGCAATTATTATGAATAGATAAAGCCTAATTTGACATCATAGATTTTCACAAACCGAAAATTACAAGGAGTTGCAAAAAATGGCTAAGTCACCAGATAAACAAAAAGTTATCGGCAGGATTAAACCGGAAAATACGGAGACCGCAAAAGGTAAACCGGAGACCGGGGAAAATAATGAAATTGAAAAAACCCTAAAAGAAGTACAGGAGACAAACAAGGACGTTGAAGCTCCTGCCGGTGAAATTATTCCTACAAACGCGGCTCCGGATGTAACCTCCGCTGAAGGAGCCGCTCCCTCTGATTTGTTCAAGTTTGTTTTTGAATACGGAATAATCAAAGGCGGAAAGCTTGTTGAAACAATTCAGGTTGATGTTGTTGCATCCACGGAGGAAATGGCGCATCAGCTTGCAAAAATTAAAGCTTTTGAAATGGGCAAAGCTGATTCTAAAAAAGGCGACCGCGCCGATTATGCTCAAAAATTTACAAAAACAAAACTTGGGAGTGAGTAATGTACGAAAAGTTAGTAGCGATACTTAAAGCGATTGGAATTGATATAACCGGAAAGGAAGAGCAGTTAAAAACACAAGCTGCAGAACTTGAAAAGGATAAAAACGGGAATATCGATATTGAAAAACTTCTTGCCGGATTAAACGGGAAAGGGAAAGAAACCGATCCTGTTTTAACTGCAATAATTGAACAAAACAAGATTTTAACGCAATCCGTTAAAGATTTGCAAGCCGTTATCGGTCAGGAGCAGACTGCAAGAAAAGCAGCTATGGAAGCAGCACAGGCACAGGCTAAAACCGAGCAGGAAAAGAAAATTAACGATCTGGTTGAAAAAGCTTTTACCGATAAAAAAATAGTTGAAGCCGATAAAGCTTTATACAAATCGCTTGCCGAGAAAGATTTTGATAATACCAGCAAGTTAATTGCCGGAATGAAAGTGGCAAAGCAGTTTGAAGGCAAAAAACCGGAAGAAGGCGGAAACGATAAAGCAGGTATGAAAGATATATTACTTAACGGCAATCCCGGAATGCTTGCAAAAATAAAAGAGTTTTCAGAAACGCAAGAATAATTTTATCAATTAAATTGGAGTAACAAAAATGAACTTAGCACAAATTTCTTCTTTAAGCGACCGCGGACAGGGCGTCCTTGGCGGGATGTTAACAGTAGCACCTCTTTTGCAACACGCTGAATTCCGTATGGATGCATCTACCCACTTTGTAGTGAAAGATGCTGACAGTCACACTAATTCAGCCGCAAGAGCCGAAGGTGCAGCTGCCGGTCAAAGAGACGCGCAGGTCCCTTCCGTTGTAGCTGATAGCTTATCCCTCTATACCCGCGAAATAACAATTGACAGGGTAAGAGAACTTGACGCCTCCAACGGTATTATGGCTCCTGCCGGTTTAAGAATGTTCGGGGATAGAAGAATCCGCGGACTTGCTGATAAAATGGCGGTTGAAGTGCAAAACGATATGATTGCAGGCCTTGGCGCAAGTTATCATATGCTTGGTCTTTCGACTTTAATTAAAGATGCAGCCGCAGGCGGACAAACTGCAGCTCTTAATTTTTCGCAAGCAGAGCTTGCCGCGATGAACCACCAGATAAGCTTACAGTTAAATACAACTCCAAACCAGGATTCGTTTGTTGAATCCTTAGAAAAGAAGCTTGCCGCGGTTCCTGGCGCAAACGCTATTTTATGCAACGTTAACCTTGCAGCGCGTCTTTCTACAATAGCAAGACGTTTAGGTGCTGCCGGCGAAAGTATGAATACCTTCGGAACAAAGGTCCGCACATTTAACGGTGTCCCGATTGTTCCTCTTCCTGTTGGTGCTATTCCGCAAACTGAAAGCGACGGATCAAACGCCGATTGCACGAGTTTGTATATTGTACGTTTTGCCGAAGACCAGGGATTGTGCTATTCTACAAACTCCGGTTTATTGTTTAAAGATTGGGATTCTGTTGAAGAAAAACCTTCCGGATTAAGCCGCGTTGAAATATACATAAGCTTAACCTTGGAAAGAAACGACGCGGTTATTCGTTGCTCAAGAATCCGTTTATAGTATTAACGAAGCCGGGAACTGTTAATATTCCCGGCTTTATTTCTTTAAATTAAAAAGGCAGGTGTAAATTGAAAAAATTAGTATTTATGGCAATGGTATTGATAATAATGCTTTTGGGCGTTACAAATGCACAGGGACAGCTGTACGACCAAGGCAGTTTTTCGAATAACGGTGTAAATGGCTTTGCTGTTACAGGTGAATTCTTAAAGGTAAAAACAGCGGATACCCTTTATACTAATACTTTCCGTCTTTCCGGTAAGCCTATGCAGGTATTCTGCTTTGCAGAGCAAGATAACGACAGCGTACGTATTCAAGTAAACAGACAAATAAGCCTGTTTACCGATTCCGACGGCGATCCTATATGGCAATCGGACGGCACTGTGGGTATTGACAGTGTTACAACAATTAAGGCGTGGGCGGATACTTCGGCGTATAAAGATGTTTGGCACCGGCTGGAAATACACAGTGCGGCAAGTACCGGCGTTGGATGCCAGTTCAAAATAAGAGTTTCGGAAGATTAAACCGGGACCGAATGCGGTCCCTTTAACAAGTGAGAAAACGATGAAAAAATACGACTTACTGATGATACCGGTTCTTAATGTTACGGCTTTGTTGTATAGCAATTCAACCACTTTCACGGATGTTGAAAACGTTTTGAAAATAGCTGTTCTTGCATCAACCCTGATTTTCACCATTGTTAAAATTTGGCTATTGATTAAAAATAAAAAGGTGCAATAATGGATAGTAAGAAGATTTGGCTTAGTAAACAGTTTTGGGTTGCGGCAATAATCTTTGTTGCAACGATACTGAAATTAACCGGAATAATTGAAGACATCCCGATTACAGAAGATACAGCCTGGTTCGGGCTAATCCTTTCGGTTATTCAGGTAATTTTAAGGGCGGTAACAAAACAACCGGTCAAGTGGATGAGGATTGTGCTGGTAATGATTATGCTGCAAGGATGCGCAACCAGTACCGAAAGCACGCAAAAAACAGTATCGCAGATTGATTATGTAACCGAGCCGATTACAACATCGGCTCAGGTTGATATTGTGCCTGATGAACCCGGATACGGCTTTTTTAAAGAAGAAAGAGACAGGATAATTGATTACAAGCCCGACGGTTCTTTTACTGCCAAGGTTACTGATCAGGAAAGTAAATTAACAACTTTTGTTAAATATAATCCTCCGGCAGTTAAAGATGAAAAGCCGGTTCCGGGAAAACTTGAGATTAAAAATGATATGCCGGCAAAACCAATAAAAGCGCAAAAAACGGATATAACAACCTCCAAAACAGAGCAGAAAGAAAGCATTGGCGACTGGATTAAAAGCCTGTTTAAGGACGTTTTTATATATGTTTTAATAGGCGTAATTGCTTTAGCTGTTATATTCTGGCTAATCAGAAAGTTACTGCCAATCGGTTGGTTCCAATAATTCAAAATTAAGAATTAAGAATTCAAAATTAAATGAGGTATTAAATGGCAAAGAATAAAGATGAAATTGTAAAAAAAGGCGGAAACGAGCTTTGGTACAAAGAAGTAAATGAAGACGGAAGCAATTTATCGCCAACTCCTGCAACCTGGGCTACACTCGGTCATATTCAGGAAAGTGAATTTAACGATGAAACTGAATTCGAAAAAACTTACAACGAAGCTGGTGAGCTTGTTGGGATTGACGAAGGGAACCGTGAACCGCAGATTAAAGGTTTGT